GCCGCGGAACTGGACGCCGAGCGAATCGAAGTCTGCCAGAGCGCTTTCGACGGTCGGGGATTCCTGGCCGTTAAGGAAGCTGGCGACGATCGCCGGGTATACAGTCGGCGCACGCAACAGATACCAAGCGGTCGAACTGTTGTTGGCAATGTTGGTATCCGACAACCACGGACAGACAACCGGCCGATACTTATTGCCGTGAATGTTCTGGTTAGGAACAGTCGCGCCCGAGCTTCCGCCAGCGGCAACGACGTTCGTTGACTGGTAGAGCCGCTCCGAATTAAATTCCAATTCGGGCGGAACGAGCAAGATTTCGGGACGGCCGCCAATGACCGTTCCAAGTTTCTTGCTACCGTCCGCGGCAGGCGAAGTCAGTTTGCGGAACGAGAGCAACGCCAGCTCAAGGCCGACGCCATCAGTCAATAGCGTCGTCGTCGCGCCGGTGATATAGTTCCCGCGTGCCGCCGTGAAGAACGTCGAGTTATTCAGGAACGTAGTCCAGAACAGCGTCGAGAACTTCTTGGCGGCCCCGAGCCCGATCCGCGTCCGCAGATCATCGAACGCCCCGAGGTCGTCATTGATGATATCGGTTCGGGTCAGAGCGAACATTTTTGCATAGGTGTTCGCCTGCCGAGTGTACGACTCGACGCCCACAGTCCCATGTTTAATTTCGCCGTTCGGCCCGAGCTGCTCGTACTCCATGTTATCCAGCATTCGGTAGCTGGTAACGAGTTTGAAGTCTCGCACCGATTTGCGGGCGCAAATCTGGCCCCAGCTCTGATCTTCCTGCATATATCCGATCAGCAGCTCTTTGTTGGCGATGTTCGACAGAATGGTTGAGCTCAACCCCTCAGTCGAAGCGCCATCGGCCTTAATGTCGGGCAGCGCGTGCGCCAGAACCGATCGCAGATTGCCCTGGTGGACATGCTCGCCTGGCCGGAATTGATAGCCATTTTCGGCCGCGGCCAGAATGAGGAATTGCTGCAACCCGATGTTGCGGTACTGCCGATGTGCGGTGTCGAGAGTCTTTTCGTCATATTCCTTTTCGACATTCGGCATTCCGAGCGACATACAGAGCGCGGCTTCGATGACGGCCGGCGACGAATCGTGCGACCGTGAATGAATCGCGGGACCGACAGGCGCTTTTGCCTTGACCAGTTCGAGCTCGAATTTCGACGCGGCCTTGATCGACTCGACTTCATACTTTGCGGTCGGCCATCGCTCCTTCAGGGCGGTCGCCTTGAGATCGCGGGCCGACTTAAAGGCGCCGGCCTTGATTTCGGCCAGCTTCTTTTTGTCGTTCACCTCGAATTCATGTTCGGCCTGGATCGCTTCCAGACTCGCGGTGAATTCGAGCGCCGCGGCCTTGATGTCGTCAAGGTCAAACTCAGGCGACGCGATGATAGCGTGTTTGTCATCGTCTTTCGCGGCGGCCTTAATCTCCGCGTCGAATCGCGTTTGCAGCGCGGCCGTCTGCTTTTCGCTCAGCTCGTCAACGACAAGCCCCATTGCCTCGACCCATTCGGTGAACTTCATCAGATTACCTTTCCAAGAATCCGCGGCAGACGCCGCAATTGTGACGCTCGTATTTTCGTCGGCCCCACGCGGGACAAATGCGACGCCGAACAACTTTGACTTTCGGGCCACTAAAACCGGCCCAACAAACTCACGCCCATTTACCGTGACTGACTTCCCGGCCTGAATCTCGACAACCTTTGTCGGCTTCGCCTCGATCGACGCCTGCCAGGGAAAACCGTTGTCGTGATTCGCGGTAAACTCCTGTGCCGACGCGCCGGTTGCTGAAACCGACCCGCGCAGTGACAACTGGCCGCCTTCCTTCACAACTTCCGTTGCGTGACCGACAAGATTTTCCGTCTTGTGATGAAGATTCGCGACGATCGACTTTGCCATCGTCATACCGTCAAGGTCGACGATGATTGGAAGGTCATATTTCGGAACGCGCAGCTCGCCCCCGGTATATGCCTTGACGGCAAACGCCCGCGGCCCCTTGGCACCATCGGCCGACGCGATAACTTCCACGTCACCGCAAAGCTGAATAACTTCCTGTTCGTTACGCGACATTCTTTCCCCCATCGTTGACCTTCAGGCTTTTCGCCGGATCAATATTTCCCTTTGCTTCCTGCATTGCCGTCTGGCCTTCGATCGTCGCGGCGACTGCGAAATTCTGTTTCCATAGAATTTCCTTCATCCGCTCAACCGTTACTCCATAGTCGGCGGCCATAACCTGAATCTCGTTCTCGAAATCCAAGCCAGCTTCGGAGTAAATTCGGCTTGGCGATTTCGTTCCATTTTTCAATTGCTTGTCATTCGCATTCGCTTCAGATTCAACGTCGGCGACTGGATGTTTCGGCCAATCCCATGTATGCGACGGAGCGACTTGCGGATTTCCAGAGAAGCCCATGAATAGCGCGTAACGCTCAAACCACATTCCGAAAATCGGGTCTAATACTAGGTCGTTTGCGTCCTCGCGTTCGACGTCGATTGCCGAAAAGTAGGTCTGATGATCCAAGCGGCCGGAAGCATAGTTGTAGGTCGACGAATCGCACGCGGCCAGATTGTACGGCATCGACTTTGGGCGCGCCTGTTCGTTGATTTGCGCCTTATGGAACGCCTCAAAGGTCGCGTTTGGATGCTCGCCTTTCATCTGCCGAGCATCCCATCCCATCGGAAGGCTTGTCATCATCCGTTTTTGGAATTCGACAGCGGTTAGTGGCGCGACCAGATCGGCCTCGCTATCCGGCGCAAGCGTCGTCGTCAGAAGTGCCGCGATATCCGCGGCAGTCTCAGCCGCGGCAACCGTCGCTTCCCGCCAGCGGCGGGCCGTCGCGCCGGTGTTCATCGTCGACCGGAATTCAGGCGCGCCGCGATGTTGGCCTGGCCGCTGCATTGCGAACCAGTGAACAACGAATTTCGCCGGTATTTGCTCCGGTATGAACTGCCCAGGATTGAACCACTGGCCGCCGGGATGGTATTTCAGAATGTCATACCAAATCGGATTGCCGAATTCATCGAAATGAATGCCGTCGATAAATCCGGGCATACCATACGGCAGCATTGGAGTAGTGCATTGCTCTGTTTCGACCAGAACCGTGTCGAGTTCCGTAGGGCCGGCCTTGGGGTTATTCCGCAAAATGCCGAACGCCTCGCCATCCTGTACCTTGGCGTGTGCCATGCACCATAATTTGCGACGGAAATGCACCGTCTTGCACCATACACCCCAGTCGCGCTCGACTAGAGCGTTGAAGCCGGCCGATCCGGTCTGCATTCGGAGTGCCGGCCCGGTCCCGACTAGGTAATTGGCGTGCGTTTGCACCATTCCGTCAAAATAGCCATTATTCGCCGCCTCATACCGCGAGCGAATGACCAGCCGATGACGAACGGCCTTGGAATTCGACCAATCCGCGTCAAGCGGATCGGCCGCGCTCCAATAATTTTTCATATCATCCGAGTTTTGCGCGGCGTCATACGTCGCGTTGATCTGCGGATGGTTTCGGCTGTCGGCGCGGCGAGTCGAAACCGCCAATTGGTGCAGCTCTTGCCGTGCGGCACTTGCTCGCCGCGCCGAAGGCATGGGATTTCCCGATGAATCGAGAATAACCGAAGGCATCAACCGGCCCCCGGCGGAATGATCTTGAACGCGCGAATGCCAGTCATTCCGTTTTTCGCCGCCGCGACACCCTTTTGATATCGGTCGGCCGCAACATATTCAGAAATGTCGCGCGCGGTCGCGCGCCGGCCGTCAATCTCGACCGTCTTGGGGCCGATTGCCGCGGTCTCCAGCGCGTCAGTTATCGTTGTGTCCTCTGCCATGCGAAACACAATTTACTATGAAATTAAAAATCACCAATAGCAATAACTGATAATTCAGTAATGATTTATAAAATCGCTATTAGTGATTATCTAATTACCTGACGACGGGAACCTCAGCCGTCAGTCTCTTGAATCCGCAATGCCGGCATTGCTGATGCCTATGTCTCATTCCATCTTGGCAAACATGCGTGTAATAGGTTCGCCAGTCGGCGCATCCGCAACGCGGGCATTTCCACGCGGCCCCCGTCGTCTGCGCCTGTAGCTCCGCGAGTGTCGGCCTTGCTCCTGATTCTTGACGCGGCGACGGCGATACGGT